TCCCCGACCGGTCTCGGCGTGCTCTGCCGCCAGGACCGTCGCCTCCCCGTCTCCGACAACCCCACGTGCCGGATCTGCCGGTCGCTGCTCAAGCTCCCCGCGATCGACGCCCCGCCGCCCACCCCCAAGACGAAGGCCCTCCCGCCCGCCCCCGCGTTCGTCACCACCGCCCTCCCGGGCTTCGCGTGCGCCGACGGTTGTGGGCGAACCCTCACGATCCCCCACCCGTCCGGCGTCTGCCGGACGTGCCGCGGCGTCCCCCGCGAGGGCGACGCTCGACCCTACCGGAAGCACCGCGAGGTGCTCGGCACCCCCACCCTCGCCCCCGAGCGCTCCACCCGCTCGACCTTCAACACCCGCTTCGGCTCAGGCTCGTAGCAGTTCGGTATCCGTAAGGCTAGAATTCACCCACGGTTCGACCGTCTCACAGGAGCACGACCATGCCGCCCCGCACCCGACGCGCCGCCACCGACGCCCGCGAAGCGCGTCTCGTCGAGGTCGAGCGTCTCGCCCTCGACCGTCACACGGAGCGCGAGATCGCCGCCCTCCTCGGCGTCTCGAAGACGACGATCGCGACCGACCTCGCCACGTGCCGCGAGCGCTGGCAGGACTCCGCCCGCGCCCTACGCGCCCGCCACGTCGAGCAGGAGCTCCGCCGCCTCGAGCGGGACGAGAACATGCTCCGCTCCGACCTCGCCGCCGCCGAGAAGCTCGACAAGGCCGACCGTATCGACGTGAAGGGGCGCGTGCACGACCGGCTCCTGAAGCTCATGGAGCGGCGCTCGAAGCTGCTCGGGCTCGACGCCCCCGCGCGCACGGAGACGATCGTCGAGACGAAGGCGGAGAGCAACCCGCTCGTGGAGGCCGCGAAGACGAACGAGGAGGTGCGGAAGCACCTCGACGCCGCCGCCGCCGCGATCTACGCTCCGAAGCCGGAGGCGCCGAAGAGCCCGTGAGCGACGAGCGCGTGCGGAAGCTGCTCAAGGAGATCGAGGACGAGCTCGCGGGGACCGACCGCACGCTCGCGGACGTGATCCGGGAGCGCCTGCGGATCAGGCCGGAGGACGAGACCGCGCGCGTCCGCGACCTGATCGGCGGGCGACTCGTCATGAACGAGCCGATCGTGCACCAGGTGCTCGTCACGATCCTGCACGGTGGATCGACGGAGGCCGCGCTCGTCGCCGCGGTGAAGTATCTCGCCGAGTCGCTCCGGCTCCAGGTGAACGAGCTTGCCGACGCTCTCCTGAGGGCGCCGCCGAGAGGCTTTCGCTTCCAGGTCCCGGCCTACGGCACGGCACTCCCCGGCAGCGTCGTCGCCGACGCCGAGGCGTTTCTCCGCAGTGCGCCCGTGCAGACGCCGCGCGACTACATGACCCTCCACGACGGAAACCGATCGACCCCCGGCGACGACTTGTGAGCGACGCCACCCTCCGCGATCTGGAGCGCGCCGCGCCGCACGACCCGATCGCCCGCGAGGCTCTCTGGCACGCGCGCGTTCGCCTCGGGCTCGGGTGGAGCGGAGAGCGGCTCCCGGAGACCATGCGTCCGACGAAGGTGCCTGGGCTCTACCTCTTCGGCTACCCGGCGCCCGACCGGTGCCCGCTCGTCTACGTGCCCGAGGGCAACGGATCGCGCGCGTTCTACGCGAGCGTCTACCCGGTCTGCCTCAGCGGACTCGAGGGGCCTCGCATGAACGGGATCCCGGACGTGAGGCACGCGTGGCACGAGGTGCGGCGGCTAGCCGAGTCCTGGGTGCTTCACCTTCCGACCCCGGCCCAGGCCGACAGGCTCCTTCGCGCGCCGAGCGGTTACCCGTCACGGCCGGAGCCGCACCCCTACCCGTGGGGAGCCGAGCAGCCTCTCGCGGGACCTGATCCGGTGGCGGGCGTGACGCGCGAGCAGGCCAGGATCGCCCTGGGGATCGGCCCGTGGCCATGCTTCGACGAGCTCGGCCCGCTGCGCCCCGCGTCGGGTGGCTGGCCCGGCCGCCTCTTCGCCACGGCCGAGCGCCCCCACGGCGTCGGACCCTTCGACCTCCTCGGCAACGTGTGGGAGTGGGACTCGGAAGGCGGGCTCTACGGCGGGCTCGCGCGCAACCGCACGGGCGGCTTCCGGCTCGTCGTCGACGCCGTCGCGTGAAGCTCTCGCCCGAGGAGCTGGCCAAGGGCTCCCTGATCGGGTGGGCGGGCCACGCCTCCCGCGGCAAGTGGGTGTGTCCGCCTCACCTCGCCCTCCTCGCGCGCGTGGTGACGGAGGCCGCGTCGAAGCCTAACGCGCGCGTGATCGTCTCGATCCCCCCGCGCCACGGGAAGAGCAAGCTCGTCTCCGAGCACTTCCCGCCCTGGTATCTCGGGCGCTTCCCCGACCGGCGCGTGATCCTCGCCAGCTACGAGTCGGACTTCGCCGCCTCATGGGGCCGGAAGGCCCGCGACCTCTTCTCCGAGTTCGGCCCCCCCGTCTTCAACGAGCGCGTGCGAGCCGACGTCGCGGCTCGCGCGTCGTGGTCTGTCGCCGGGCACGAAGGCGGCATGGACACCTGCGGCGTCGGCGGCTCCGCCACGGGCAAGGGCGCCGACCTCCTCCTGATCGACGACCCGGTCAAGAACGCGGAGGAAGCCAACAGCCCGACGTTCCGCAAGCGCGCGTGGGACTGGTTCCAGGCCGTCGCCTACACACGCCTCGAGCCGAACGGCTCGATCGTCCTCGTCATGACGAGGTGGCACCAGGACGACCTCGCGGGCCGGCTCCTCGAGGCGGCGAAGGCGGGCGGCGAGCAGTGGGAGGAGATCCGCCTCCCCGCGATCGCCGAGAAGAATGACCCCCTCGGCCGCGCCCCAGGAGAAGCCCTCTGGCCCGCTCGCTACAACCGCGAGGCCCTCGCCCGGATCAAGAAGGCCGTCGGGTCCTACGTCTGGAGCGCGCTCTACCAGCAACGCCCCTCGCCCGAGACGGGCCTCCACATGAAGCGCGAGTGGTTCCGCTACTACACGGAGCCCTCGCCCGGCCAGTTCGTGCTCGGGTCTCACGGCACGGTCGGCCGTCACAACCTCGTGACGTTCGCGACGGTCGACCTCGCCACGAGCGAGGAGGACGAAGCCGACTACACCGCGATCGCGACGTGGGGCCGCGACCACCTCAACCGCCTCCTCCTCCTCGACCTGGTGCGCGCGCAGCTCCCCGCCCCCGATATCGTCCCGGCCATGAAACGAGCGCTCGCGCGGTGGAACCTCTCAGCGATCTGGGTGGAGACGGCGGGCTTCCAGCTCTCGATCCTCCAGACGGCGTGGCGCGCGAACCTCCCCGGCCGCGAGCTCAAGGCGAAGGGCAACAAGCTCGCACGCTTCCTCCCCGCGATCGCGGCCTTCGAGGCGGAGCGAGTCTGGCTCCCGTCGGCGGCCTCATGGCTCGCCGACTACGAGAGCGAGCTCCTGTCCTTCCCCGTCGTGACGCATGACGACCAGGTCGACGTCACGAGCTACGCCGTGCACGTCGCAGACCAGCCCGAGTGGTCTGCTGTGGACGCGTCGCCCCCCTCTGCTACACTCACCACGAGCAGGCCTTCGATTCGGCCAACGTTGGGGGGCCGTTCGTGAGCCGTTAGGGGTGCGACCGTGAGCCTCGGAGTCTACTCGCGCAACGGTCGCTACTACACCCAGGGCCTCGCCCGCCAGCTCCGCCAGGATCGGATCTACGACCCGGACTACGCGCTCGCGAACGAGCCCGAGGTCTACGAGAAAATGCGGCGCTACCCGGTGATCTCCGGCGCGCTCGAGCTCCGCAAGCTCCTCGCGACCGGCGACCGGTGGTCGATCAAGCCCGCCACCTCGAGCCCCTCGGACGTCGCCGCCGCGCCGATCTTCACCGAGCTCCTCCGTCAGTGCTCCGGCTTCAACGAGTCGCGCTTCAACCTCTTCGAGGGGGTCATGAAGGGCTCGAGCTGGGCGAAGATCTACGGCGAGCCGCGCTGGCTCTCGATCGGGGGCCGCTGGCTCCGGTGGTGGGTGCCGACCGCTCTCCAGGACGTGGACAAGCGCCGGCTCGTTCTCCTCCGCGACAAGGATCACGTGCCGCAGCCGGGCGAGCAGGACCGCTACGCGTGGCACCTCGAGGACCCGAAGAAGCCCGAGGCGCCGAACCCGATCGACCGCGACCACTACGTGCGATTCTGCTGGAGCACGCAGGAGGACACGCTCGGCTACGGGCGAGGCCTCTCCGAGCCGCTGATCTACCCCTTCTGGTGGGCGTCCGGGCTCGACGAGCACGGCGCGCAGTTCACCGAGAGGTGGGCGCAGGGCTTCCGTGTCTGGAAGCTCGCGGACGTGAACGCGGCGGGCGCCTCGGACAAGCGAGCGGCCTACCTCTCGATCGTCGACGAGTTCGTGAGCCGCTACGCGGCCGTCGTCGGGAAGGACGACGAGTTCCAGTTGATCGACGCGCCCGCGGCGGCGTTCACGTCGGTGAAGGACCTCCTCGCCTACTACCACGGCGTGATCCGCGTGCTCGTGCTCGGGAACTCGCTCCTGACCGACCCGAAGGTCGAGGGCGGGTCGTTCGCGCTCGGGAAGACCATGGGCGCGCAGACGCGCCTGATCGTCCAGCGCGACCGCGCCGTCGGCGACGAGGCGATCCGCTCGGACCTCCTCTGGCTCCTCCTCCGGTTGAACTGGCAGAACCTCCGCGCGCTCGGACTGAGCCTGACCGAGCCGCCCTACTTCGTGACGGGGGACGAGGAGGGCTCCGAGCCCGAGACGCGACGGCAGCAGTTCGAGAGCGCGACGGCCGCGGGGCTCTCGCTCAAGGAGGACGAGGCCTACGCCGCGCTCGACTTCACGCCGCCCGCGCCGACCGACAAGGTCTTCCAGAAGGCGCCGCCGCCCGCGCCCATGCTCCCCGGGGGCTTCGGAGCGCCGGCCGTCCCGTCGTTCGCGCGAGGCGCGTCGAAGGCGTTCCGGCGCGAGCTCGCCGACGCGGTCGCCGGGGCGAAGGGCCCGCCCGTCTTCGTGAACGTGCAGCCCGCGAGGGCGCCGAAGACGACGGTCAAGGTGCCGCGCGCGCGAGCGCCGAAGGTCGACGTCCACAACGCGGTGAGCGTCCCGCAGGGCCCCGCGCCGTCCGTGACGTTCAACGCCCCGCAGGGCGCGGCTCCGGTCTTCCAGGTGCCGGTGCCGACCGTGACGGTGAACAACCTCGTGCAGCCCGCCGACGTGGTGATCCGTCCGACGGCGAAGACGGTGAAGCTCACGGAGACGAACGGGCGTCTCACGGGCGCGGAGATCACTCCGCACGGGAGCAACTGACCCGTGCGCGAGACCCTCGTCCGCCCGCTCTACGTCGACAACGTCGACCTCCCGTCGAACAAGGCGATCCGCTTCTCGGGGACCACCGACCCGACGGCGACGAAGGAGCTCACGCTCGAGCGGGCCAGCGCGGCGACGCTCAGGCTCACCGACGGAGCGGGCGGCGCTGCGAAGCTCGAGGCGACCTCGGGCGGGACCGGGCTCACGTCGTTCGCCGCCGGCGACATTCTCTACGCGTCGTCGAGCACGGCCCTCGCGCGGCTCCCGAAGGGCACGAACGGCCAGGCCCTCGTCCTCGCCGCGGGTCTCCCCTCGTGGGGGTCGGCCGGCGCGTCCGCGCTCGACGACCTGACCGACGTCGCGATCGCCGCGCCCGCGACCGGGGACTTGCTCCGCTACAACGGGTCCGGGTGGGTCAACGCGACGACGTCGGCCGCGGTCGACACGCTCGGCAGCACGCGCGGCCAGGTCCTCTACCGCGGCTCCTCCGCGTGGTCGGCGCTCTCGGCGGGGACCTACGCCGGGGCTCCGCTCCTCACCGGGGGCTCGGGCGCTGACCCCTCGTGGGCGACGACCGCCGTGATCACGGGCTCGGTCCTGAGCCTCACCTCTGGCATGACGCTCGGGTGGGCGCCCAGCACGAACCCGACCGCGGCGCAGGACACGTGGTTTTACCGCTACGCCTCTAACTCCGTGATCCTCACGGGCACGACCGGCAACCGACCGACGTTTTTCAGCGTGATTTCGCCCACGACGGGGACGGGGTCTTACGGCGGCATTCAGGTCTCGCGCGACAACGACGCGGGCTCGTTCACTCTGGTCTCCTACTCGTCCTCGTTCACACCGACCGGGATCTACGCCGGGAGCGCGGCCTACTTCCAGGCCAACGGCACGGACTCGCTCAACTTCGGGACCGCGGGCGCCGCGGTCGTCCGGTGTTACTACAACTCGAGCTTCGTCGCGGCCTGGGGATCGAACTACTACGGGCTCGTCTCCGGCCATGCGCTCTCATGGAGCTCGAGCTCCACGGACCCGGCGAGCACGAAGGACCTCGGCGTCACACGGATCTCCGCCGGGGTCGCGGGCCTCGGGAACGGCTCGGCCGCGGACACGTCCGGAACGCTCCGGCTCACGACGGTGCAGGCCGGGACCTGGCAGCCTGTCGCGATCACGGGCACGAACCAGGCGGGCACGGCGGCGAAGTGGGGCGGCGGTCTCGGGACGGGCACCGGGCAGCCGGGCGTCCCGCGCGCGGTCTCGGGCTGGCTCGGCTCGTCGGGCACGACGGCGCACACGGAGGTTGACCGGGCCTTCTTCGCGACGAAAACCCTCACGCTCAGCAACACGTCCGCGACGACGACGACCTACGCCACGCTCTCGACGACCTCGAACGCCGGGGCCGGCTGCATGGTTCTGGTGTTCGTCGAGGCGTCGGATGGAACCGACTGGTGCAGCGCCACGGGCCTGATCCCGTGCGCCGCGGTGAACAAGTCCGCGACGGCCTCGGTCGGTCAGAGCGGCGGCGGGCTCGTCTACGGCGTCGCGAAGTCGAACGGCGCGCACGGCTTCTCGCTCACGCATTCCGTCACGACGAGTGGCACGTCGCTGGCGCTCCAGATCCAGCCCTCGTGGACGACGATCGTCCCGAATCTCGTTCGGATCACCTACACGATCCTCCCGCTCGGTCAGACGAGCGTCACCCAGGCATGAGGTCGATCATGAAGACGAAGAAGGCTCCCGCTCCCGCGGCTCCGCCCCCTCCGCCGTCGTTCCGCGAGCGCACCCACCTGCTTTCGGGAACGGCGGCCGAGCTCGTCCGCGCGGCGCTGCGCCGTCGCGCCGAGATCCACGCCCAGGCCGACGCGGAGGCGAACGAGTCGATCCGGTTCGCCCTGAACGACGGCGTGCCGGACGCGGAGAAGGTGCTGGGGCCCTTCAGCTTGTCGGTGAGCGGGTCGCAGGAGCGAGGCAAGCCGCTCACGATCACCACGACGCAGGAGATCCCGACGGAGTCGACCTCGTGAAACGCGAGCTCTCCTCGATCGAGTCCGGGGCCGTGGCGAGCGCGCGGGCGGAGGTGGCGCAGTCCCTCGAGGCCCGCGACCACGCCGTGGCCGTGCTCGCCCTCGCGGAGGAGCGGCTCTCGAAGTCCCAGGCGAAGCTCGCCGCCGTCTACGGCGACGTGGCGGAGGCCCGAGGGCTCTCCGTCGACGCCCTCGTGGTCGAGGACGCGAAGGACCCCGAGAACGAGCGACTCGTCGTGACGACGGTCGACGAGGTGCAGGCCCGCGAGGCGGCGCGAGCCGCGGCGCTCGAGAAGGCCGAGGAGTAGGTCGTGATCCGCGGCAAGGTGGGAGTGGCGATCGTCGACACGTTCCGCGTGCGGGACGGTGGCGGCAATCCCGTGACCACCTTGGCCGACGGAGACTTCACGAAGACGCTCGAGCTCGACGGCGTGAGCAACGCGACCACCGTGACCGTGACCCGCGACGGGGGCACGAACAAGCACCGATCGAGCTTCACGCCGACGGTCGCGGGCCACTACCACCTCGATCTCACGTGCGCCTACGCTGAGTTCGAGTCCGACTACGACGTGTTGGAGAACGACACGGACGACGTTGCCGCGGCGGTCTCGGCGACGATCCTCGCCTCGGGCACGCTCCAGAACTCGGGCGTGCTCGCGGCGGGATCCTCGAGCGACGACCAGGCCTACTGCGGCGCGCTCCTGATCCCGACGGGCGGCACGGGCGCGGGCCAGAGCGGGAAGGTGATCTCGACTTACAACGGGACCACGAAGGCTTTCTCGACCTACCAGAACTTCGGCACGGCCCTCGACAGCACGACCACCTACGTGATCCTCGCGGTCGCGGACTACGCGCGTTACGTCGGGGACGTGCTCGGCTCGGTCACGACCCTCTCGGCCGGCGCGATCACCGCGAGCTCGATCTCGGCGGGAGCGATCACGGCGTCGAAGATCGCCACGGACGCGATCGGTGCGGCTCAGCTCGCGGCCGACGCCGTCGCGGAGATCCAGAGCGGCCTCGCCACGGCCGCCGCCGTCGCCGCGATTCCCACGACGAGCGCTCCGACCGCGAACCAGAACGCCGACGCGCTCCTCGACCGCGCCTCCGCGATCGACGGGGCGACCCCGCGCGACACGCTCGCCCGGATCGCCGCCTCGAGCCACGGGAAGGTCTCGGGCATGGCCTCGGGCTCGCCCACCTTCCTCGGGCAGGACGGCGCGACGCCGCGGATCGTCGCCACGGTCGACGGCGACGGGAACCGGACGGCGGTCACGCTGCCGTGAGCCGGCCCACCTTCTTCGGGCGTCGCTTCTGGGGCGCGCGCTACTTCGGGCGTCCCTACTGGGGCCCGCGCGAGACGGGTGGCGGCGGCTCGGGCTCGGGCGTGGACGAGATCCTCCTCTCCGCTGCTCAGGCCGCGAGGATCCTCCGCGACCGGATCAGGCGAGCCCTCGGGGCCGAGCGCGAGCGGCTCGTGCTCCTCCTCGCGCTCGTCGAGGGAGACGACCTGTGAGCCTCCGATCCGCAGCGCCCGACGAGAGCGATCTCCTCCCCGAGCTCCGGCTCCTCGCCGTCGCGATCCTCCGCGGGGACGCGCGCGCCCCCTTCTTCGAGGGCGAGGCCGCGTGGTCCGCCGGACGCGTCGTGCGCGACCGGTGCGTCGCCGCCGACCTCGCGGGCCGCGCCGCGCTCCTCGACCAGGTCGCCGCGCCGAAGCCCCTATCGTTCGCGCTCCGGTGGAGCTCGATCGACGAAGCGGCGGAGTCGCTCGTGCAGCGTCGGCCGACGCTCGCGGCGTCGTGGGACGAGGTCCGCGCGGTCTACGACGAGGACTACGCGCGCGGCGTCGGGGAGGCCCTCGCGATCGTCGTCCAGGGACGGATCGGGGAGGCGCTCTCGGAGGTCGGGAACCTCTCCGCGTCGGCCGTGCTCGCCCGCGAGGCGCAGGACGCTCTCGCCGACCTCCTCGAGGAGACGGCGTTCTCGGCCGCGCGCGCGACGAGCGTGGAGCAGCTCGAGGCGATCCAGAAGAGGCTCGCGAAGGCGATCCGCACTGGCGGCGACACGCGCGACCTCGCGAAGAAGATCGCCGCCGTGAACGACTGGACGCTCGGCTACGCGGAGAACGTCGTGCGGACGAACACGACGAGCGCGCTCGCGCAGGGGACGCTCCGCGAGGCGCTCCGCCTCGAGATCGAAGGCGAGATCGCGGGGCTCCGCTTCGACGCCGTGAACGACCGGGACACGCGACCGAACCACGCGGCGGCGGACGGGTTCGTCGCGCGGGCGAGCGACCCGGCGTGGACGATCCTCCGCCCTCCGCTCGGGTTCAACTGCCGGTGCTCCGTGGGGCCCGAGCTCGGCGACGTCCCGCGCCGCGCCCGGATCCCTCCCGGCGCGGCGCCCGATCCGGGCTTCAGGGGAGCTCGCGCGGCGGCGGCGAACCCCTACCCCTGACCGAGGCGCTCGAGCACGGCGGCGCGAGACGCGGTCGGAAGCTGCCCGAACGCCCGGGCCGCGTCGGCGATCTTGCGGAGGGCGACGGCCTGGAGCTCGACGACTCGAGCGGCGCGGTCGAGCGGCTCGACCTTCGCGAGGAGATCGACCACGGCCGAGAGCGCCGCGTCGGCGGAAGGATCGTCCGACTCCACGGCGACCGCGGGAGGCGCGGGCGCTGGCTCGGGCTTCGCCTCAGCGCGCGGGCCACCTCCTCGAGGCGCCTGCACCGGCTTCGGCTTCCCGCCGAGGGCGACCTCGCAGAACGCGCGGTGCTTCCCGAACGCGGGAGGCCAGTCGCTCGTGAAGCCGCACGGGCACGCCTGCTTGATCCGAGCCGTCACGAAAGACTCCTTCCGGGCCTTGCCGCGCGCGGCCGTGCCCTCGATCACGGAACGAAGAGAGACGGTCCGCTTCTCCGCGGCCGTGAGGAGCGGAACGACCTCGGGAGCCGGCGGCGGCGTCGGAGCCCTCCAGTCGCCGGGCTTCCCTGCTCGGCACGTCCGGCATGCGTGCGTCGGGTCTGGGAGGCAGGAGCGGGAGCACACCCAGCACGCTCCCTCTCGGGGCTCGCGGCCGCCCTCCTCGAGGCGGACGTCGCGACCGCGGCCGACGCGTCCCGTCCTCGAGGGGGCGGCCACGCTCACGCCGTGCCCGCGGCCGTCTGCTTCGAGGAGCCGGCGTGCTTCCCGTATTCCTTCTCGAGCGCCTCGGAGATCTTGAGCACGTGCTCGGCGAGACCCTTCGCCGTCCGTTCCATGGGGCCGTTCGGGGCGCACGCTTCGGTGAGGGCGCGCGCGTGCGTCGAGCGCGCGGCTCCCGCCACGACGTGGAGGCGAGCCTGGTGCGCGCGGAGCCACTCCGTCGCCGTCGCGGGGAGGTCGGGCAGGGAGAGCGCGGCGTCCACCTCCGCGATCGCGCCGTCGATCGCGGGGAGGAGCTGGCTCCAGAGGTCGCCCGCGGCGCGCACGCAGAGCGGCGGCACCTCGGGCATTTGGCCGATCAGAGGGACGTTCACGCCGTTCCCTTGGTGGTCGCGAAGACGGAGGGGAGGCTTCTTGCTCACGGTCGTTCTCCTTCGAGTGGACGGGGTCGGGGCGCGAGACCGAGGGAGGTCCCGGGGGCGGCAGCGAGGCGGGCGCGGCAGACGAGGACGTCGCTGAACGACGAGGAGGTGACGCGGTCCGGGAGCGCGCAGGCTTGACCGGCCGGGGCGCCGCACGAGGGGCACGGAGCGCGACACGCCCGCACGGCGCGCTCGTCGGAGCCTCGCATGATCAGCCGGGCGTCGTTCGTCACGTGCCGGCCTCGCCTTCGCCTTCGCGGTCGTTCAGGTAGCGCTCGGCCGCGGTCCTGAGCACGCGTGAGACGCTGACGTCCTTCCGCTCGGCGAACGCGAAGAGGCGAGCGGCGAGCGTCGCTCCTGCGAAGAACGACACGTGCCTCGTCTTCTTCTCCGACCGAGGCGAGCGCGCAGGGCGCGGATCCGGCGGCATGCGGGCGTTCCTCCGAGGGGCTCTCAACCCTTACTAAACCTTAACAGACGACAACGACAAACGACGCACCTACCCTCCGCCGCATGGACCGCCTGGCGAAGGTCTACGAGAGCCGGAACGAGCCCGACGGGCGCGTGAGGGTTCTCCGCGTCCCGATCTACGCCGAGCACGTCCGCACTCGCCCCGTCCTCGACTACGAGACGGGCGAGGAGAAGGTCGAGGAGATCCCGTTCAACCGGGACTGGCTCGAGAGGGCGGTCGCTGACGCCGCGCGCGAGCAGGCGAAGGGGCATACCCCTCCGCTCCACCTCCGCCACAACTTCGGCACCGCGCTCTCCTCGACCGCGACCCCGACGGAGCCCGTCGGCACGTTCGAGAACCTCGAGCTCGCCGACGTCGACCTCGCCGCCCCGGGCGAAGAGCCCGACGTGAAGGCGGTCGTCTTCGCCGACCTCGTCTACCACGACCTGGAAGCGTTCGCGCAGTCGAAGCGATACCCGCACCGCTCGGTCGAGGTCTACGACTACCGCGAGCCGCGGATCAACTCGCTCGCGCTCCTCGGGTCCGAGGAGCCCTACTTCCGCTTCCCGAACCTCCGCGTGCGCGACGAGCGCGCGTCTCTCGCCCTCACCTACCGCCGCGGGCCGGCCTACGCCGTCCGCTGGGAGGACTCCATGAGCGTCAAGTCCGAGGCCACCAAGGCCCTCGTCGCCGCCTCCCTCGCCGGCGCCGCCGACAAGCCCGCTCCGGTCACCGCCGCCGCCCCGAAAGTCGAGGCCGTCGCTCCCGCCCCCGCTCCGGTCGCGGCGAACGCTCCTCCGGTCCCCGCGGCCGCTCCCACCCCGGCGCCGGCTCAGCCCGCCGCGCCGCAGGCCGACCAGACGGCGGCCGTGCTCCAGCAGATCCTCGCCGGCCTGAACGAGCTGAAGGCGGCGCTCACCGGCGGTCCCGGCGCGGGCGCCCCGCAGGCTCCGGGCGCCGGATCGGTCGCCCCGGTCGCGTCCGCCGCTCCGCAGAGCGAGGCCGCGCGCGTGGTCGCGGAAGCGGTCCGCGAGGGCGTGACGAAGGTCACCGCCGTCGCGAACGCCGACCTCCTCAAGCTCGAGACGGAGAAGCTCGTCCTCTCGCAGAAGGTCGCCCTCCTCGAGCGCCGCGAGGCCGCCCGCGCGGGCGTCGAGAAGCTCGAGCAGGAAGGCCACCTCGTCGGCCCCGAGCTCCGCCAGCACTTCCAGCGGATCGCCGACGCGGGCGAGTCCCTCGAGTCCCACCTCGCCCTCGCCCGCATGGGCGCGCCGAAGGCCCCTCCTCGCTTCTCCGACGTCTCCGCTTCGGCGTCCCAGGGCGAAGGCGTCACGGATCCGCCCGAGGTCGTCTCGGCCGGCGCCGTCGGCACGGCGGCGCGCGAGAACGCGCGCCGGCTCGCCGCGGAGCACGCCCACCTCGTGAAGCGCGGCGTGGTGAGCACCTCGCTCGCTCGCTTCCTCGAGCTCGAGACCAAGGCCGACCAGGGCAACGCGAAGGCCGCCCAGAACCGCGCGCGCAAGACGCGCACGACCCCGACCACCTGAGACCCCGTCCCCGAAGGAGACCCCTCCATGGCCGCTTCCGCCAACAACAACCA